ATCCTTTCCTTCTCGTTTTTCACTGGATCTAACCATTTAGTCCACCATTTGAAATCACCCCTATCAAAATAATCTAACCCCCTGACAGACATAAATCTCTCATTATTGATAATCATATCTTTGATACAATCAGCAACAACATCTGGTTCCTTTTCGTGTAAGTCTATAAGATAATGACCAAATACATGTCTTGGTTCAGCATCAGGTGTTAATCTGACTAACTCTGAGGATGTGTATTCTTCTTCCTTAGAATACTCAAATCTTGGTGTAGGAATCTTGTATCGTTGACATATCTGGACAAACTCATTAACTACCATTGTCCATTTTTTCATATTGTTCATTTTATTACAACTCCAATTTGGTTCTCCTTGATTTCCCCGATTTTTTTCACATGCTTGAATCTATTTAGTATGAACCTAGAACTGTCTGGATTTACAACAATTACCAACCCAACCCCCATATTAAAGGTATCAAACATTTCGGATTCACTCAATTCACCTTTGGTTTTCAGAAATGGAAAGATGGGTAACGTGGGTAATAATTTTTTATCTATAACAGCACAACAATTCTCAGGTAAAATTCTAACTAGATTACCCGAAATACCACCACCTGTTATATGTGCTAACCCATGAATTGGTCGATAATGCTTAATGTATTCAATTATATCAACATAACTTCGATGATTTTTCAGTAGCTCCTCTCCTACTGTACATCCCAAAACTTCAATATAATCGTCAGGTGAATACCCACACTTATCAAAGAAAATCTCTCTTGCTAATGTGTATCCATTCGTATGCAATCCCAAAGAAGGAACTCCAAGAACCACATCACCACTTCTGATATTCTCACCCGTTATCACTTGTTCTCGTTCAACCACACCTACAATAGTACCAACTAAATCATACTCATCCTCGTTGTAGAAATCTGCCATTTCAGCAGTTTCACCACCAATTAAGGATGCACCAATTTCCCGACATCCCTCAACCATTCCACTAACGACTTCCAGAAGTACATCTCGATTTAGTTTGCTTGTACCGAAATAATCCAAAAAGAACAACGGTTCTGCACCCTGTACTGCTACATCATTGCCACAATGGGTAACTAAATCATACCCAACTGTATCATGCTTGTTTATCATCGTAGCAACTTTCAACTTAGTACCAACACCATCTGTACTAGCAACTAACACAGGATTTTCATATTCCCGTAAAGCAAACAATCCCCCAAAGGAACCAATATCACTCAAAACTTCGGGTCGATTCGTAGACTTAACCATCTCACCAATTTTTGCTATAGTTTTATCCATTTTTCCCCACCATCAGTATACAACATGCAAATATCACAACACCAATCGCAAACAACTCATTCACCATAATCATAACCATATTACACCACCCTACTAAAATTCTGCACCTTTTCAAATTTTAATACATTATCGAACTTTTCATACAGGGTATCTCCCTTATGTGAAATCACAAAAACGTTGCTTTTCAACCCTAATGATTGCAACAACTTCAAAAATTCATCTGTACCATTGGTATCGAGTGAACTATCAAACACCTCGTCTAAAATTAACAAATTGGTACTGGCACTATTTTTCATCTTTGCCACTGCTCTCCAAGTGAACAACAATGCTAAATCAATCCGCATCTTTTCACCTTCACTGAACGAGTCATAACTGAATACATCACGATACCGACTTTTTATAATCTCATTGAAATTCTCATCTATGGTGAAATTGAAATATGAATCCATGGCCGTAAGGTACTTATTAACTAAATTATTCATCACTGGTAGATATTGCTTGATTATTTTAGTCTTAATGCCTGTGTCCTTCAACATTTCACTGGCACACATCAAATACAACCCATGAGTCTTAAATTCTTGTATTGCTTCACCAAGTCTATACCTTTCAGTCAACAAGTGTGTTAATTTTTCCTCATCCCCCTCGGACTTATCCTTAACCTTGTTCAGATATTCGCATTCCTTTTCTAACTTCTTAACATATTGCTCAATTGCCACAATCGAACTAGAACATTCTCGAATTTTATCATCTCTGTTGCCAATCTCTGAACTATATTCCTCTAATTTACCAACATCAGACTTGATATTAGTGATTTCACCCTGAAGTTCAGTGTACCCCTGTTCAATCTTTCGTATCTTCTCAAATTTCTCCTTGAGAATACTCTGAACATGCTGATAATCCAAAACCTGACCACACACTGGACAATCATCATTTTCGTTGAAAAACGCAACCTCTTTGTTAATCTTCTTCAAATTATTCTGAATCTGACCATCATACATCTGCATCTTAGATAACTTATCCCTAACACCTAATAATGGTTCGATGGTATTAGAAAGTTCCGTTTTCTGTCGTTCCAGCACACCAATTCTACTTGTCAAATCTGAAACCTGAGATTTGGACTCAGAAATTTCACTTTCGGTATTCTCTATTTTATTCTCATTTATCTCCTTGACATCATCAATATATTTTTTCTGCATGTTAATACGTTCTTCATTGATGTCGTATTGCTGTTGCTTTTCCTTCAAGACAAAGGTATTCTCAACTACCCTTTCCTTCAATAGAGTATTCATAGTTGAAAATACACCAATATCCAACAAATCCTCAATCACTTCTCTGCGGTTGTATGTGGATAATTGCATAAATGGTTGAAATGAACTGGAACCCAACACAATAATCTGCGTAAAACTCTTATAGTTAAGTTTAAGGATATATTTCTCCAACCTATCTTGGTACAACTTAACCGTAGAATCCTGATCCATCAAATCACCATCAATATATATCTCAAACAGGTTAGGTTTTACCCCACGTCTGACCATATACTCCCTACTTCCAGATTTGAACTCTACCTCGACCAACAATCCCTTTTCGTTGACCGAATTAACCAACTGAGGTTTATTAATCTTACGAAATGGTTTTGAGAACAACCCAAAAGTCAGAGCATCTAACATAGTGGATTTACCTGACCCATTTTCCCCAATAATTAATGTAGATGGTGATTTATCCAATTGCACCTCAGTGAACGTATCGCCAGTAGATAAAAAATTCTTCCATCTAATTTTACTGAAATGTATCATTCTACACTCACTGCCTCCAAATACAATTCACGTAACATCTTATCCAACTGAATTTTATCTAAATCAGTAGATAAATTAGTTACATGATTGCTAATTATAGTTACAGTATCTTCAGTACCTTCCAATTCAGTTTCATCTTCAATTCTATCAAAATCCTCAATAATTGATAATTGTGCTGGATTAACCGCATACAACTGCTCAACAACCGAATCGAACTCGTATGGGTCTTGTTTTTCGGAAACAACTAACCGCACAAATTTATTTCCATATGCATTATAATCTATCTCCAACCCCTCTGTATAGTAAATTTTATGAAATAAATCATTAGGATTTTTAATGAATTCCAACTCTAGTGTTTCTGTATCAAAAATATGAAAACCCCTTTCTGTATTGTAGTCAGACCACATCATCTCATATGGTGTACCTAGATAATAAATATGACCATCATCATTTTTCATGTGAAAATGACCTGAAAAAACCTTATCAAACTTAAGAAAATCATCCCGTTCTAAACCATGTTCTGACCTCATCCCCTTAAACATCAGATACCCTGATAATTCTAAATGCCCCATTGCAATTTTAGCATCAGTCTTATCCATTGCTATATAAGAATCATAATCATTATCTGAACACAGCCATGGGAGTAAAAAGATAGATAAACCACCAATCGAAACGGTTTGTGCTGTCTCATAGACCTTAATTAGAGGTGATTGACCATACAACTCAGCAACTGAATTCAGTTTTAATGTATTCTTGTAGTATGAATCGTGATTTCCAACCAAAATATGAGTCTCAATTGAATTATCATGCAACCGATCCATGAAATTATGACGTAAATGATTCAATGTCAAAAAGGAAACTGACTTCCGTTTATCCATCAAATCACCTAAATGTACTACCGTTTTGATGTTATGTTCTTCCAAATATGGAAAAAACACACTACCGAAAAATTGATTAATATGCTCCTGTATTACTTGATTGTCGTTTCTTGCCCCAAAATGAGTATCCGTAATTAATGCAACCTTCACTCCATAAACCTCTCTAATGATTTTTTGTTCTTCTTTCGTTGCTCTCGTTTTTGAACCATTTTATTCTCATAGTCCTCTACATCAAAACCCTCATTAGGTTTAACATGGTCTAATAACCCCTTATTATCATTATCATTTTCATCATATAATGCTACTCGTTTTTCCTCAATCATTCTCTCAGATAATTTATGTTTAACGTATGCTTGCTTCTTTTCACGTTCAATTCTACGAACAAAGGCATAATAGATAATCTGAGTAAAATAGGCAAATGGGTTCTTAGATTTCTCTGGGTTGAAGTTAGAACAATACTGTAAACAATTTTCAATACCATCCCCAATCATTTCTTCTTTGTAAGTATAGTTGACGAAATTAGGTTTATTGGATAAATTCATAGCAATATCCATAAAGCACTTACCCATAAATTCAGTTGCTGGTGGAAGTCGGATTTCATCATACGGAACACCCTCCCTAAGACCCCTTTTTCTTGCTTCATCCACCATCTCACGATATACAAGCATCTCAATATAAAATTTTTTATTATCAATATAATGTGCTTTTCTTGCCATAAATTAATCCTTTGATATTATTTGAGTATATTATACCATAAAAAAATGCATTTGTCAAGTAAAAATAACCTTGACAATCGAAATAAAATATGGTATAATAGGTGTGTTGCACCTTAGAGGGGGTATAATACTATTATAGTTTAAACTTCTTCATTCTATAATTAAACTTTTCACTATTGTATATCTTGATACGTTCAACTAAATGCTTGAGTGTATAGTTCTGGTATGATTTATGAGATAAGTCATCGGCAATATCAAAGAGATTAGCATTATTTTTCTTATCAGTTCGTCTTAATGCCCTTCCAATAGACTGTAAATTACGTATACGAGATTTAGATGGACTTGCAAAAACAACATTATTGAGATTCCGAATATTAATACCAGTACTGTAAGTACCATAACTGGCAACAATGACAACATTATCGTTGTTTTCTGCTTCTTCTCTGATTTGCTCCCTAACATCAGTTTTAACTCCGCCATGAATATATCGAACTATTTTACCTTCAATTTCAGATAATAACCGATATAAAATATCCCCATGCTTTTCTACTAATTGATATAAGACTAACGTATTACCTGTTAATGCCGATACCATATTAGTTATGAATTGATTTCGTCTAGGATTTCCAACAAGAAAATTTAATTCACCTTTGTAATCCATTGCCTTGACCTCTTTACATTCATCCTCAGTGTAATTCAAAACAATGCAATGTACATTTAAATCTGCCAAAACGTCAGTATCCATCAACTTTTTAGTTGTTGTTACCTGATACACTGGCCCGAATAGTCCTTCTAAAACCAATTGATGTGTCTGTGTTCCATCCAGTGTACCAGTAGTTCCTACTTTATATTCAGAATTCACTAACTTGGTCATAATGGAAATTAGAGATTTGGATTTGAAACCATGTGCTTCATCACCAATCACCAATCCAAAATTCTCAAAAAACGTTTTTTTCAAACGATGAATTGACTGCCAAGTTGAAATAACCACTGGTTTATTAGTTTCCTTTTCATGACCAGAATAGATTCGATGACAGTTATCTTCAACCGACCAACCATTTGCAGTTGAATAGTCATGAAAATCCTTATACATCTGCTCAACTAATGAGGTAGTTGGAACTACGATTAGAGTAGGTAAGTTTAAATACCTAACCAACATATAAATGATTAGAGATTTTCCTGATGCTGTGGGTGAAACTAATAGTGATTTTTTTCTGGTAAGTGCATGACGAACTGCATCCTTTTGATAATCACGAATTATCAATTCCTCACCCTTTGATTGTAGATGAAGTGAATCAATGAATTCAGATGAAACACTCACTGGTTCATACTTAAATTCATTTAAAAATACAACATGATAACTTCTCTGTTTGGCAAAATGCAATGCATGTTCTAAAAGTCCAGAATATAATTTCTGGTCGTATATCGAATAAAGTCGTATTTTCCCATCCCACAACTTTGAACGATAGGTTGGCATGAATTTATAGCCAGGTACATAAAAGGTAAAGAAGTCGCAAAGTTCTTGTGCTATACTGGGTTCACAGTTAAGTTTATTGTGAACCTCATCTATCTTTGAGACATATATAGTATCAGGAGACACCACTTAAAAACTTTCTCCATTCTATTGCATTTTTTATATTCCAGTTTCTATTTTCAACGTTTTTTAAAGTTTTCTCTAGGAAATCCTTGATTGTAGAAACATATTCAACCATATCAACTGCCTTTGCCAATTCAGGGTCTGCCTTTAAGTACATATCCAAATCTTGCTTCACTACCTTTATTCCAAATGGTGCTTTCTTATAAACCTCTGGGTCAGCATTACCCGAATAATATCTGTGCTTTTCTAATTTCAATTCATCATACTTGCGTTCAACTTCTCTTAGATGTAACTTCGTTTTCTGATACATCTTAAGGTATTTATCATACAGGTATGGGGTTCTGAGGGATTCTCTGTCTAGTTCTGATTCTTCTATTCCTAAATCTCGTTTGGTATCATCAAAAAAATCTTCCAATGTTTTCATTCACACCTCTAGGTAACTGATTCAATAGTAAAGTCTGCGATATTAAATGAACATGTTGCTGTTATTGCTGTGATTTCTGTATCTTGTGTAGTGAATTCCAAAGCACCCAAATTTGTGGGAAATATTTCCTTATATTGGATATTTTTATTGGTATTCATGGAGTTGGTTAGGATATGTAAAGTTGCATCTGAAACCAGACCACCCAAAACACCCAAACCATCATCAGTATTTTCTAATGTTGTACTGTATCCTGTAAATTTTTCGGGTGATGTTAAATCACGCATCCATTTTTGGATTTCCATATAATTTGCCAAATCCTCATCAACCAAAAAACTAATTTCAAGTGTGCCAATCTCTAAATTATCACCAAACGTATTATAATCACGCAATGGTGTCGGTCTTGCTACAACCCCAACAGATAAATCTGGTATATTTGCAGTTTGGCAGAAAAAACTTACATTGGGTAATTTCTTGATTGAAAACCTAAAGGAAACAGGTGATAGAACGTTATAATTGCTTGGTAAATTTTGCATAAAAGTCCTCCACCTATATTTAGGCAATAAAAAAGGGGGAGTCGTGAGATACTCCCCCAATTGATAGCCTAAGGTAGACTAAACTTACATTAAGTTTGTAACTTTAAACTTTCTGTAATACTGATTGGTATTAGGAGTTAAAGTTTCTTGGTCGGCAGTTGATCCACCAATTGTGGTAGTAACATATGGATTGCTAACTAGACCATATCGGGTTTTAAATCCGATTTTTGGTTGGAAAGTTTGCTCACCAGTTGCTCGAACCATTTGTAGTGGTACATATGGACAATAGAATAGACCAGCATCGTAAGGTGAAGAACCTTTATAACCGATACAGACAAATTCTTGGTCAACTTTGGAATAATATGGGTCTACATAGACTTTATATTTTCCATTCAATGTACCTACGAAAGTATTGTTAGCAATACCATCGTCTGCTAATTGTCCACCACCAGCAGGATTTCCACCAGTATCCAAGTTACCCGTCATACTAAGAGCAGCTACTACATCGGCACTAGCAATAATAATATTACCACGTCCTCTGCGAGTATCAGTTGCGATAGCATTAGCATCACGTTCAATTTGGAAATGTAGACCTTTAAACTTTTCTACAGACCAACGACCATTGGAATCAGTATCCAAGTCGAAAGTACCATCAGCAGTTGTATTGTTCAAAGCACCCGTTCTGGCAACAGTCAAAACTCTACGCACGACTTCACGATTGATTTCGGCAAGAATTTCAGTTGACAAGATGTTTGACAATTCTGCTTCAGCATCAAGACCGTGAACTGCTTTCAAGTCTTGTGCTAATTCAGTCGTGTATTCTGCTTTCAAAGCACGACTTTTAGCAGTAACTGATGTTTTGTCGATGGAGAATGCCATCTCACGGAAATAATTTTTAGAATCCGCACCAGAACCATCACCAAGTGCTTCTGCCGTAGCAGTAGACATAGCTGCACCCGTATCAGCGGCATAGTCAGTAGCAAACGGATCGGTTTCTGGAGTATCAGCATCGTCAATACCACCAACAGTAACATTAGAACCACTACCAGATTGTTCCGTAATTGCTTCTCCGAATAGTGCTTCGTAATCGTCAACAGTTTCTCCGTCTTTTTGGACGTAGTTTGATTTCATGGCAAATATTAAACCCGTTGGGCCAGTCATTGGTTGAACACCACAAATATCATAAGCAATAAGTTGTGGGGCGGCACGTCTAACTAGACTAATTAATACTGGGTCATAGGTGTCGATGTTGGAACCTGTGCTATTCACAGGTGCAGCTTCCGTCAGAAGTCCGACATTACCTTCAGCAATCCGTTGTTCACGGGTTGCGAGTTCTTGGTTTTCCAAGAGTACTGCGGTAACAGCACGTTTGTATCTGTCGGTAATCTTCGGGAGAGTTTCATGATCCAACACAGGACTCCACTTCTCTTGAAGTTGTTGTGTGTTTAATTGCATTTTTTTCTCTCCTATTTTTAGTATTTATGTTATCTTTGAATTGAACGACTCAAGGCATTTGTATAAATGTCCATTGATTCTGTCAATACTTCAAAGGATTCTTCTTGTTCTTCTTCTTGCTGAATGGGTTGTTTGGATGGGAAATAACTTTCTTTTAATGTTTCTAACTTAGAAACAAAATCTGAAACATCATCAAAGGTAATACCTTCGGATAGTTCTTTCAGTTTTTCCACTTCCGTAACCGTCAAATCAGAACTCACAGATTGAACGATTTCATGTCGTTTCAATTCTGCTAACTCTTGCTTCAAACTGATGTTTGAATTTAATTGCTCGTTCAAACTTGCTTTGGTTTCCTCAAGTTGTTTACCTAATTCTTCAAGAATATCGGTCTTTTCTTCAGGAACTTCAACATAGTTTTCAGTGAACAGAGTTTTCAACCCACTGATGAAATTCTCAGCAATTTCAGAACGAATGCCTGTGTCGATAGCAACCTTATTATCTTCAAACCATTGGTCAGCAACATAGTCCAAATAACTATCTAATTGCTCGGTTAAATCAGATTTTGCATCTTCGATGGCAGAATCAAATACTTTGACTACTTCTGCTTCGGCAAGTGCAAGTTGCTTATCAACTTCGTTATTGACAGCAGCTTCAAAGATAGTCGTTGCTTTTTCTTTGAATTCTTCTGACAATTCTTCACCTGTTAGTAATGCACTAACATCGTTTGTTGGGTTGTAGGATTCTTCAGCAGATGCTCCACCTTGTGCTTTTCGTCTTGCACCACCAGATTTCCAGACACGTTTCATTGCCTTAGAAATAGCAGTTTTATGAGCAGCTGACTTAGGCCCTTTGTTAATTCCTTTTTTACCTTTGGAAGTCCAACGTTTTACTTTCTTAAGTACTCCACCGACTGTTCTCCAAACCGTAACGTTATTTGGACGTGCTTGTGAACCAACGGTGTATTCGTCTAATTCTTGTTCACCGATTGTTTCGGCAGAATCAGCGGCAACTTCGGATGGGTCAGCAGATGCATTTTGTCGTCTTCGGAATGCTAACATCTCTGCTGATGGAGCTCCAGTTCGTTTTTTTCGTTTTTTGGTTTCTTTCTTTACTGTTCCACCAATTAACTTTTTCCAAGTTTTCCCACCCTTACCTTTCATGACTTTATATCTACCTACTTCATCAAGTGTTATATCAACGTCAGAAAAGTCGATGTCAGGGTTTTCCTTCTTAAGTTCAGCAAGGAATGCTTCCATTTCTGCTAAATCTTCTTCAGCAACATCTTCCCAACCATCTTCGTCAGCAAGTGCTAATTCCATTTCGTTATCTTCTTCGGTATCTTCTTCTAGGACTTCTTCGGTTTCTTCTACAGTTTCTTCTTCAACTGTAGTTTCTACATCAGTGTCAGCATCAGCAGATAGAATCTGGTTGACTATATCTTCAACACTGTCATCGGTAGTAACCGTATCCTCAGAAGCAACTAGATCCGAAAAATCTTTTTCCAATGCTTCCATGTGTATTCTCCTTATGAATATTATCTAATCTTATTTATACAAACTATAATTTTGACAAGAAGTTTTGAAATTCTTGTAATGCTAGTTCTTCACGTTCTTTTTTAGGTACATCTAACACCTTTTTCATTTGTGCGACATCACTTTCTTGTATTAGACCGTTATTCCAAACCCATTCTTTGCCTTCCATAATACCATTAACAAAGGCATTAGGTGCGGATGGGTCAGCAACAATATCAGCAGCCGTTGCTAAATGAAAATCATCCTTTACTACTTTAGTACCATTTGACTGTTCTTCCAGTGAACCCATACCCCTAGAGGAAACACCAAGTTTAGCACCCTCTTTTAGAATACTTTCAACAATTTTACCGTATGGAGTCTCACGCATGACTTTTGCCTTTCCTACCCAATCGTTTCCACTTCTGCGTAGACCAGTTATCATATGAGAAACTCGTTCAAGATTAATTGTTGGCCCTTCTGGATGACCTAATTCACCAAATGCACGATTTTCCTTGATATAATCCTTGTTATAACGTTTAACTTCACGTTCAAGAATTTCTCTAGGATAAGACCTCTTATTTCTATTTACTGTTTCAGATTGAAGAAAAATTCCTTCTAGGTAGAGACTTTTCTTACCACTGGAATCCTCATCTATCTCAAAAACTTCTAAATCTTCATTGATTTCAGTTATAAGTTTCATAATCCCCTCTTATGCACTGCTATAATCTGGACGTTGAGTATATCCAGTTACCTTCTTAACTTCGATTAATAGACTATAACTGGCATTTGAATTAGCCATACCAGCAGAATCTACATTGATATTAGCATCACCCGTAATAACAAGTGGTGCTGGCAAACCACGATTGTATCTATTCCAACTACCACTTCCACCAAGATTGAGTATTGCGGTAGAACCATCTTTAACAATCAAGTATCCACCACCTTGAATATTCCAAGTAACAGAAACAATTGAAATCTGTTGTGTTCCACTACCAAGATTATCACTGAAACTAGCATTTACATCAATGGTTTGCTGAGTTATACCACTCGACAAATCCCCTGCTTGTGTTGCCCGAAACAATGAAACCCCATTGGGATTTGATTGTTCAAACACTTTAGTCATATTTGCCATCGGTTATTCCTCCTTTGTTTCGGTTTCCGTTGGCAAATCTTGTGGTAGATTATTCAACCAATCTCTTGCAACTTCTGGTTTTCTTAACTCCAGTTTTTGCATGATTTTATCTGCCAATGCTTGTTGGAACAAGGCAGTCGCATCAACTGTACTATCATTATCTATTGCATTAATTATATCTTTAGCTGCCATTTATTGTTGCTCCCTTTAGTAAGTCCTGTATTCTATTTATATTGAGTTCATTTTCTGATTTTAAAAACTGTTTTTCTTCATTTGGTGGTTGTTGGTTGTTTCCATTCGGTGATGGATTTGGCATAGGATTTGGCATAGGATTTGGTGTTCCCTGTGCTGGTGGTTTTACACCACCTTCTTCTGGTGAAGCTCCACCTCCACCCATAGCACCCCATTCAATGGTAGCATCTTTTGCCAATGTTCCACCATCAACCTCGGCATCAATTTCCTTCTTCATTTGTCTGATTTCTTTATCAGTCATTTGTAAAATATGCTTTTTGATATAATCCATTGAGAAATATCTACCAGCATATTCAGCAACTGTACTTAGTAACTCCATACGCATTTGTAATATTTCAGCAGTTTTCTGTTCACGATAATAGGAATCTTCTGCCCATTCATATTGGATTTCGTGTTTAATTTTATCCCATTCATTTGGTTTAATGATTCCCATTAGAATCAATTGTGCTTTTAGCAATTGGTCAAAAAATTCACTGAACTTGTTGCGTAACCTATCTATGAATTTGCTAAATTTCATTTCATCTCTGGAAATTTCAGATTCTCTGCCAAGTGAAAAACCAGATGATTGTTCATCCAATCGAGATGATGGTACATTTAACGACTTGTAAAGTTTAACTTGGAAATAAACCACATCTTCCATCTCACCTAAATTTTGACCACCCTGTAAAGTAGTAATCTCTGTACCACGACCACCTTCCCTTCGGGGCAACCAAAAATCTTCCAACATACTCATATGTTTTCTTTCGTCTTTGATTTCACCAGTATCAGCATTGTAGACTAACTTATTTCTATATTGACTCATGGTATCCCGTAGATACTGTTCTGCTTTTGCTTTGGGTAAGTTACCCACGTCAATATAAAAGATTCTACGTTCTGGGGCCCGACTAATACGATAAATGACTAGTGCATCTTCCATCATAGTCAATTGATTTAAAGGTTTGATTGCCTTATGCAAATACCCTAGAGTATTCATTTTTTTATAATCGAACTGACCACTAGTTACATGAGCAATCGCATCAGGGTTTACTTTGACACCCTCTTGAGTTGTTGAATCTGGTCTAGTCAATTTCTCATTATATACAAAAAATTCTTCTACTTTCTTGACAATATCAACCCCATTGTCTGCTTTTGTTTTAACAGTTTCTCTGACTTTTCTGATTTTTCTTGGGTCGATATATCTGAGTTCTTGTATACCACGTTTTTTTCGTTCTTCATCTATCACAATATGATAATACAATCTACCATCAATATACCATTTTCTAAAGATTTCATAACCTTTTTTGTTAAAATCTAAATTTTGTATAATTTTATCCCATGCTTCGTGGATTTTTTTCTTGACCGTATCGGGAGCTCCGAGTTCATTTAAATCAAGGTTTACAGCATTTTCTTTTTCGTCTGATACCACGATTGCTTCATTTACTATTGCGTCTATTGCCATATCACATTCTGGATGGATAGACATCTCACGATATTTGTTAATTAGTTCAATCTCGTTTTTGATTGAACCATCCATATCAATATATTGTCCAAAAGCACCACCCGCTGCAATACCTAATGCACCATCATCGTTTTCTGGTGGTGCAAAGGTTTTGAGTTGCTTCTTTGCTTTTGTTATTTCAAATCCGAAAAATTTTGCCATAATAGCACCTAAAAGTGGGGGGAATAATCCCCCCAATTGTTTTTAGTATTTATCTAACCCTTTCCGAAACTAAAACTCGATGAAAAATCACCTAATGGTGTATCTATACTAATCTTAGCACCTAATGCACCCGTTTCTGAAGCATCAAATGTAGTATCTTTAGTTTCCCACCATGAGAATGACCAAGTTACCGAGAATTCTTCCAATGCATCATTGCTATCCCAACCCAATTCAATTCCTGAGATTGTAGTTGGAAATGCACCGATCATGGCATATTCCCGAATTGGTTTTCCAGTTTTAGAAAATTGAATCACAGAAGCATTTGCCATGTACTGAGATGGGTCTGACGATGATGCTAGATTATCTGCCTTCCCATTAATCAATTCTGCCCATGCCTCAACCATTCTTCTGACTTTAAAATCTTCGTCATTTATAATGGTAGTTTCCCAATCATCAAAAGTAACATTACCAGCAACCTTCAATATCCTACCCATATAAGGAACATCAACTGGGCCGATATTTTGGCCAGGGATGGCAGTGGTCTTAATCATAAATGGTGCTGATTTAATTCCACCAAAATCATCTGCCAAACCAGATGGTGCATTGAGTTCAACTGCGAATAGGTTAGGTCTTGCACCACCACCAGCAAGAGACTGCCTAAATTGATTTATATTCATCTGTGTTCTCCTATCTTATCTCTATTTATGCTGATGCTACTTCAGAAAATGCAACACCAGTTCCAACAGCAACAAAGTTTAGTTGGATGAAATTGATAGAACGTGCTGGTTTGATGAAAATATCACCAATAAACTCATTACGGTCTATAACATCACCTGTGTTGTTACTAGTATCACATACTACCAAATAATCCTGAATACCACGTTGTGCTTTAATTCCGTTCAAGAATGGTTCTACCATATTACGGAATGATGCTCTGGTGAATTCATCGTTGAATTCAAACAACATAGACTTAGCTGCTCTGGAAATTGACTTCTCAAGAACAATAAACAGTCTACGAACGTTGATTCGGTCAAATGCACTTGGTTTTTCTAATAATGTTTTATCACCAAACAATAGTGTTCCTTGGCCAGGCATTGCGACCACTGGATTGACTCTTGCTTTGTATAGTTTATCTCGGTCTACGTTAGTTGGATTCAACCACAATTTTACTACATTCTTGATTTGACCTCGATTAAATCCTGCTGGACTCCACCAAGAAGCATTAGAATTATCGGTTGCTACCATTAAACCAGCAGTATCACCATTTAGTGGAATATCAACATATTGATCGGTATAACGATTATATGTTCGTTTCCAACCAGAATCAGCAAAACCATAAGATGAACTGGTAAGTTTATCTGCCCAATCTTTAACTGAAGTTGCTTTAGTTGAAGAAATCGCATTACCAACAACAGCACCAGAATTAGGAGACATTGTTACTACACAATCTTTTCGTTTTCCAGCAATAGTCAGCAATGCTTCTGCTAATTTTGCGTCTGTATCTGCACTATTTGCCTCATCAACACCAGTGATTAAAAGACTAACATCAGATGTATCAACATCGTCAAATAAGTTATAACCCTTTCCACTAGCAGTTCTATTGGAATATGTATTTCCATCAGCAGTAGCATCAACACCACCTGTTAGAGTAATTGACTGTACTCCTATTGTACTATCAAATACAGTTGTAGTATTAGAATCTTTCCCTTCCCACGCAGTTGCTCCAGAAATATTATCCCATTGACCTGTACCATAGATATATTGTGAATCTCTACGTAGTACATCTTTCCAATAATTACTATTACCTTGAGCATCTTTGGCATCTGTTGCTAAAGAAACTGCTTCGTATTTTTCCAAAAGTAAATCTTTAGTACCAGAAAGTTTACCATCAGCATCTTCTACCAAAATATGTATTTCATCTTTCATATCTCCACCCCTATCATTTACATAGGTGGAAGTACCTGGCGCACGATCAAAAACATCAGTAAATTCCTTTGCGGATGAATAACCAGATTGGTGTGCAACACGCACCCTGATACTATTACCTAAAGCACCAGCATATCTGGAAACAAATGATGCAGTACCTGTAGAAATACTACCACTATCAAAATCATCTTCGTTAGGTATTACCAGACCATCAGTAATTGTTGCTACATCAATAGTTACTGTATGAGCAGTAGTACCCTGATCGGTAAGAACAATATCATCACCAGCCGCAAATCCACTACCACCTGATATTACAGAAACGGTTGGATTTCCTGATGCATCAGTTTCAACACTGAAGGTTGCCTTACCAGACCCTGTTATAACACCAGAACCAGTAGTAGAAGTTGCATCAAAAGTACCTGATGAGTTATTAATTTGAAAAATTTTGTGTATAGTAGCACCATCAGCAATGACAGCTGCAGTTGTACCATTAGTACCCCTTGCTACTGTAAGTGCGTTTGTAGCAACATTACTAACTGTTAGAATTTCAGAACCAATTCTCAAAAGACTAGTAGTCGAAATACCATGACCAGCATCAACATTCAAAGTTGTTGCAGATGCATTAATTCCTCCATCTACAGTTGCTGTTCCAAGAGTTGGTGTTGTATCGGTGAGAGTTGCTATTTCACCACTTAAAGTTCCATTGGATGCACTTTTTGCATTATCCCCTAATGTTCGTACTATGTTTAATGACCCTGCATAAGCAAGGAAGTTTGATGCGACATGCCAGTTTTTTTCTACAGCAGTGGTTGTTGGTTTACCGAATATTTTAACCATTTCAACTTCTGATGTAACTGTAGTAATCTTATCTGCTGGGCCCCATAGAAATGCCGCGGCAAATCCAGCATCAGATGTACTAACGGATGGCACTACACTAGTAGCATCAATTTCCTTGACGAGTACGCCAGGACTTTGTAAATTGATTGCCATGTCTGTTTCTCCTTAATCGTTTGGTTTATATAAACTTTCCCTACAAAAGTTACAAGTTGTATACTTGTACTGGTTATTTATAAAAAACTACATTTCTGCAACTTCCCAAGTTTGACCATCGGAATCTACGAACATCTCATGTTCTAATCCCGTATTCACTAACCCAAACGGTGTTAATTCTTCTTCTATTTCCCTCATTCTTTGTTCATACATTTTTAGTCGCAAATCCTGATCCATTAAATCTTTGAAGTAACGTTGATTTGCTACCCATGCAAACAAGACTAACGTCATGACAATATCATCATGTGAACCTTCAGTTGCCTGATAACTTTTTCCCTTTACGGCAAAACATGTCAATTCAGCAATGGTTTGAAAATCTACAATCAATAACTGATCTTCTTCGATTAAATTTTTGAGTGTTCTACACCCAATTCTCTTAACTTGTGCTGTGGTTTTGATACCCATTTCTGTTCCTTTTCCAAATCCAGCACTAAGCACTTGTCCAGACCGACCTTTGACAGTCGATGATAAAATATTCTCATATTCTAAATCATAATGTAAAATATCAGCAACTTGTCCACCAATATCGTTTACTTCTAACATCACATGTGCTTCATTGTATTCCTTTGCCACCTCATAAATCATAGTTGGGTATAATAAAGGTGAAATGTGATTATCCCTAAAGACTGCTACCAATTTATATGGGGTATCAGTTGCATCTATAACTGTGAATGCACTATAATCTTTCCCTGCACCCCTAGCAACATCACATGCCATAAAATAAAATCTACCATCCTTTGGTCTTTCATATACAACTAACCCATCCTTTCTAAACAATGGGTCTTTATATGCTAAATTTGCTAACTTAGATGGTGCTATTAACGTATCAGTTGATCCAATAAACTCAGTTTCAAACTCAATTCTAAACTGGTCTTCGGATGTGTTTCTGATGGTTTGTTCTTTCCATTTACTATCACGGCCAGGCACTGCTGACCAATGAACATCAATTGGTACATAATCACTACGACCTTCTACTGAGTCAGTCCACATTTTATAGAACTGATTCATACCATTAGGTGTTGAGACTATTAATACTTTGGTTTTATTACCTGATGAAATTGTAGGATAGACTGCACGAAAAAATTCTTCGGCAATATTATCTGGTACAAAGGCAAATTCATCTAAAAATATGATATTAAACGTACCACCCCGAATTGCACTAGATGATGTAGAGGATGCTAAAACCTTTGACCCATTTTCTAATTCAACATTTCCCTTATTCCATTCCACCACACCTTGCTGTAACCATAGTGGTAAGTTTTCATATGCCAATCTCCACCTACCTAGTAATTCTCTTGCTGTTTGTCCTTTATTTGCTAATATACCAACTCTAACATCTTGGTTATATAACACATAATGCAACAAATAAGCAATAATCGTAGTGGATTTTCCTGTCTGTCTAGGCATTTTACAGATAACAAAACGATTATCCGCAAAGGTATTAATCATATCCTCTTGGAAATCCCACATATCAAAAGGCACAAGACCCTCATCTACATTTACAATTTGCATGTAATTTTTGATGAAATATATTGGATCCTCACCGCATTTGACATATTCTTCGATTTGTTCTGGTGTGAAATCAAAAGGAACATTTGCCTTTTTTAGTAAAGGATTGCCTAGATAATTAATCTTCTCCGTGTTCATCTTCCTTCTTCTTATTCTTTATCAATTTTTGCAATTCAGCAGTAGAACCAACAAAAAGTGCATTTGTAACTTTAGTTGGATTTCCTTTTTTCTCTAATGCTTTCATTTGTTCCATTTTCATTTGTAATTCTAGGAGTCTATCGTTGACTTCTGTAGTGTTTTTAAGCAATTGCCCAAAAACTTCAAATGCTCTTGGGTGGTCTGTTTGTTTAGCAATTTCCAATGAATATTCTAATGCATCATTTCCCTTCTCTAGTAGTTTGTAGTAATGCTCACGACTCTTTTCGTAGTCAGCATTTATATCCACTTCACGATTTTCTGCATTAGATTCAATCACTTCTGGTTCAGAAATTTCTTCTTCGACTATTTCTTCTCCAACAACATCAAATAAATCATTTAATTGCACGTCAATTTTTCTCATTATATGTTATCCGTTTGTGTTTCTGTTACCGTATATGAATCATCTGCATCAGCAGTAGTTGGATTTGGAACTTGAACTGTTCTAATATTTGCAGTTGTCATTGCTATTTGTGTATCATCCAAACCACTAAAAACATTTTTAGTGTACAATTGTGTGATTGCTTCCTTTACTATATTAGATTCCTTTGCAGGGCCATAGAGGTATGTTTTTAATTGAAAATTGAGAGTCCATGTGATTAATCTTCTTTCGTTTATTGCACCACCTTCCCACTCATCCATCTGAGAAACATCAGTTAAAACTACTGGCATATCATGTTTTTGGACATCATTAATGCTAACCGTCAACTCTGGTGTGAAATATGGCAATATTTGCTCAATGATTTTCAACCCATCTTCTGTTGTATCACAAGCAATTGCCAAAGCAACATCCATATTGTATGGTACACGTTGCCAAAAGTACAACACTTTATTAGCATTTGAAACATCTGCACTCGCAGATGCCAAAGTTCCCGTAGTATTACTAGATGCACCTGTAATAGTTTCTGAATTAGTGAATGAACCACTCGCATCACGAACTCTAATTGTTGTTGATGATGGTTGGTCAACAACATATGCAGTAGTGGAACTAGTTCCACCAGTAACCTTTTCACCTGTGGTAAATAAATTCGGTGCAGAAGCAAAGGTTAGGGTTTTATATGTAACCGCAGTTTTTTGCATTGTATTGAGTTTTCTGGTAGAATCATAAGTCAATCCTGTCCATTCAAAACTCATTCTCGGTAAACCACCCTGAACTTCAGCAACATTATTTGCTGTAGTTTGTTGTAAAATTTGCACAAACCTTGCTCTGGGTGCATATGCTAATGGAACACTAACACTTTGTATGGTAGTTCCAGAACCAGCACGTTTAATAGTAATTCCATTAAACAAAGTACCAAAGGCAACCAAAGACTTACGAATTGATTCGTTATAAAAAGTTGTACCTAACATTAAAATACACCAAAGGGATTGGATTCTGTAAAATCGACAATTCCACCATCCGCATCTGTCTCGATTGCAGTACTTTGAGTGAAATTATCAGTGGGAGTAGTTCCAGTTGTTAAATTATCCACTTCGGTTATTCCCGTACTCATCGTATCTTCTGCATAACGGAATAACGAACATTCCATCTGCCAAATATAATTTTTACCTAACTGGAAAAAGGGAATCATATCTTCAGTAAAAGTAATTTCATAAATTTGTTTTGATAAAGGTAGATAAATTAAATCACCTTCTCTTGGTTTAGTGATAGACGCATCACCAGCAGTTACAACTTCGGTGAAACGACTCAACGAACAAACCAACTGGCATGTATCTGTAACCTCAAACCCAAATCTAGTTATTATATCCCCACCACCACCAAAACCATTAATGGTATCCTGTCCAAAATACATTTCAATGGTATATGCCGTATTAAAACTATTGCTTTCTGCATCATCAAATAGAGTGTCCACGTCATTTTGTGTTCTTGGCAAATATTTAACATCAAAACCAGCAATTTGAATGGTTTCCGTTACTAGATTTTGCACCAAACTTTGGTCTGTATTAGACGTATGATGGGTAAACCCTGTTCTGACTGTCATTTTTTTATCCTATTAGCATATGTGGCATTTCTTCGTAATTCATTTGCATTTGTGTTTCGAGTGTTTCTATCTCAGTCGTTGCTTCTTGCATTAGGGTTGCACCACTATAGGTTACACCGCCGGGAAGTTGTAAACCTTCAAATTTGCTTAGGTTTTGACCCCATTGTCTTTTCATTAATGCAGTAGCATATCGTTTTAAAAATCTATCGTTATAAACTGAAGTGTAAGTTGCAGGATCTAATAGTTCATGGACTTCAATTAGTAAATATTCATCAACTTCAATATCGTTTGTCCAATCCATGTAGATATATAATCGGTCTTGATGCCGACTAAATTGAAATGGGTGATGTCCAACCATCAAATTGTCGATAGTTTCCATATGACCACTAACCATTGCGTAATGCATCATATGAACATCAGTGAAATCATACAAGTCATTCAATCTTAGTTGGTATCTTAAATCAAACATATTAATATTTGAATTCGATTCAATTGGAAACACATTAGATACACCTAATACACTTGTACCAATTGCAATATATTGATTAGTCTTATCAGTTGACGTAACCTGATGCTTTAAGTAACTTCTGGTTATCGCATCATAATGATAATCCTGATAATATTGCAATGCATCATCAATAATATCATCTGCTTGGTCAGCAGTTACATTAACATCAACCATCCCATCACCAAGTTTTCGTTTACAATAACTAATTAATGTTGCTCTTGAATTTGGAGTTGCCATTAGAAATCTCCCGTATTTGCATTTCCATCTATAGCGGCAAGTACATCAGTGTTCCATTCATCCGATGATGGGTCTTTTATTCTGGTGATAGATAAATTGCCTGTTGTTTCTTCGATGTTAATTGAACCTACGTTAAATTTAATAGTAACATCATTTCCTACTACTGCGTTTGCACCATTAGTGATTATAACAGTTTGGTCAGCACCTAAAAGTGAACCTCTAGGTACGGATTGCATTGCATTAGCACCGTTTCCAATTATAATATTTCCAATCGTTAAATTATTTGTGCCTGTACCACCATCAACCACACCAATTGTATCACTTAATTGATATTGGCCTAAACCCGTAACCTTGCCCGAATCATCAAATATTGCCCTAAGTGGTGTTTGGTCTGCCATTTCTCTCTCCTATGAACTCGGAATTATACCACAATCTATTACTACATCTCCAGTCGAACCATCAGTTATCCTTAATTCCAAACCTGTTGTATTATCATGGAAGGTAGACAACACAACCTTTTTAGAGTGGTCTGCTTCTTTGAAAATGGTTAAATCTATAAATTCTTTATATTTTGCCTTGACTTTGTTTAAATCTATACCAATATATTTAAGCATTATGTTATCTCCAAAACCGAAGCAACAACATCCAAATCAGTTCCTTGTGTGGCAGACACCTTTAATTGCCTTGCATCAGAGGTTGAAGTGGATGTTGTTAAATTTATTGGTTTTTCGATTACTAGTGTTGATTTGGGTGCAATCTCAACCTGATGAAGAATTTTTGCCTTTTCCTGACTTGGGTCTTGATTATCATGAAGGGATAAGTTAAATCCAATTGTATTTGTGGAATGGGTATTTGACACATAGATTGCATGTACCGTAACATCCCCTGCCGTAAATACACCAGACAATGCAGTCATGGTAGTACTCAAATTTTGAAGTTCTTTAGTACGAAATTTTGTTGCCATTACTATCCTCCAAAGACAATTCCCATCGCAACTGCTAAACTGGATGCATCATTGGTCAATCTAGTTACATTATCCTCACCCTTCCCAAGAGTTAAACCCGTCAATGTTATTAATTCTCGTTTTATTTCCGTTACCCTACCAGCATCATCGACTTTTATTGCCTTAACCACTTCTAAATTAACCTCAGTGGCAAAGTCAGAAACACCAGAAGATGCTTCAGGAACTGGTGCGAGTTTGATATTTCCTTGATTGTCTATTTCCAGACCACCATCCACTGGAACCTTAACCGTACCCAAGTTATTTTGAGTAGCAATACCAAGTCCAAGAGAGGGGTCGAGGGAAATGGTGATAGTACCATCTCCACTCGTTACTATGACTTGCCCTGCTTGCCCTTGTATTTTATTTCTTGTTAGTTGACCAGATGAATTACCGACTAAAATCTCACCACTGGAATAGGTGGTCTGTCCAGTTCCACCAAATGGTGTAGAAATGTACTCACCTGACTGATATTCAGATAAACCTGTTGGTGTTCCAGATGAATCATAATCTCCCCTAACAGGAATTTTAACTGGCATTTATTATACCTCTTTTACATCTCCGTCTTGAAATGCTTCACTAGTTTCATCACCGAATTTGAAATTGCCCGTTGGGTCAACTTCTTCTGATGATGGTTGTGTTCCGTTATTACTAACATTACCCCCTTCTTGCAAACCTTGTTGTTCCTCTGAAACTACTTCCAAAGCACCTGTATCGGTGTTTAGAGTGTACTGTAGATTAGGATCACCACCTTTTGATTGAATATGGGTATTGATTAAATCACGAAAATCGTTTTCTAATTCCCGAGCTGCGTATTGTGCTGATTCAAGTTTGCGATATGCCTTTTGAATCAGGTTGATGTGAGTTTGTGCCTCTGTCAATTCATTTTGGTCTAAGGTTAATTGTTCAGACATAATTTACTATTCTCCTTTTTGGTTTGTAACTAGAAATTCTAAAATTCTATCTTTGTGTTTCTCAAATAACTCATCGTCAGTTTTATTTATATCACCAGTATCCATAGGTACATTTCTTATTTTTCTTAGTTCAAATGGGGTTTCATCTGCTTCATTCATAAAAATATGAATTACAATATGCAAATCTCCATCTCTTTTAAGATTGACCACTTTATAGTAAACTGGAAATGATACATGGTCAATATAACATCTTGACCAAAAATTATTTATATAACCTTCCATTTATCCAAATCCACCATTATCTTCGGCAATTACACATAGTTGTCTTACGAGTGATTTATAAATACTACAACCTAATGAGCCAGGAAAATAAGAATAATTAGACCATCCATCTGTCATGTGCCAATTATTCCAAACAAAAATATTATTACAATTATAGTAAGAACTATTAAAATCAGCAGAACCACTATTAGTCATTTGCCCACCACACCATGCAAAATTTCTCCACTGATCTGCTTTATTCCAAGTACCTGTCTGCACAGGAACCATATAACAAACCCCACCACTGGTTCCGTTTGCTAAACTTTTAAGATAACCGTGAGTACTATTATTCAATTGTGATGTCCATTGTGGTGAATGATATACAGATAAAGAATAAGTAGCAGAAGGATCACCATTGCCATCATTCCATGCCCATTGAGTTCCAACAAAAATACATTGATTACAGTGCAAAGTAAATCTTGAGTGTTGATCCCCAGATGCTTGCATGTTGGTTTCTTCACCACTTCTATAACCATCATTTCCTTGCATATTATTTGGGTAATAATGTGCATGAGAAACCATATTACTACAAGACCCATAACCATCAGAACCCCAATTAG